CCTTAGAAAGGATGATCTTATGCAAAGTTTTCTCGGCTGGATTGGCGGAAAAAGCGCCCTGCGCAACGCAATTCTAAACCGTTTTCCGGATAAGGTTGGTCGTTATATTGAGGTTTTCGGCGGAGCCGGATGGGTGCTCTTTGGCCGTGATCCGGTGCCCGGCCAAATGGAGGTATTCAATGATGCTGACGGTGAACTGATCAATATTTACCGCTGCGTCAAATACCATCCGGAAGCCCTTCAAAAAGAGCTGGATGGGCTGCCTGATTCGCGGGAGGTCTTCTTCGACTATGCCGCACAAGAACATATTCGAGGAATGACAGACATCCAACGTGCGGCCCGCAGCCTGTATCTGATCAAGATTTCGTTTGGTTCTGACCGGAAGACCTTCGCAACGGCACCAAAGATAGCAAGCAACATTTCTGCATCTTTTTCAGCAGTGCAGGAGAGGCTGCGGAAGGTTATCATTGAGAATTTGGACTTCGAACACTTGATCCATACTTACGACCGCCCGGATGCACTGTTTTACTGTGATCCTCCATATATCGGCACGGAATCCTATTACCGGGCGCCATTTACCACGGATGATCACGTCAGACTGGCCAATGTGCTCCACAACATCAAAGGCCGCTTTCTGCTGTCTTACAATGATTGTCCGTTGGTCCATGATCTGTATGGAGATTGCCAGATCGAACCTCTCACAAGGCTCAATCAGTTGCCAGCGGCGGGGCCGACCGAGTACAAAGAGTTACTGGTTTGTAACTATTTATAACCCCTGGCGTTATTTTCCGACAAAAGCGAGACGCCACAAAGCCCCTTGCGCTACACTTGTGCGTAAGGGGCGATTCGATGATCAAAAATCATTTGTCGCGTATCCTCGGAGACAGGCGTTGGACGCAAGCAAGGTTGGCCGAAGAGACTGGTATACGGCCCACAACGATCAGCCATCTCTATAATGAGTTTGCGGAGCGTGTGAGCTTTGAGCAGCTGGATCTTATATGTGAAGCGTTGGACTGCTCCATATCGGACCTCTTGGAGTACATACCAAATGCACAGCGACGCACTGGAAAGGACCTGATACGCGACAAGAAAAGCAATCTTAACAAAGTATAGAAAACGGCATTTAAGCAGTCTTTTGGGGTTGCTTAAATGCCGTTTTCTGTTTTTATACCCTGCAAATATTTGTCAGCAGATTTTGTCATTTCAAATGCAAAATTTTTTCATTTTTCGCGAAAAGCAACAATGGCAAAAGGTAACGTTCGCTGAAAAAATAATGGAATTTTTTCATTAAATTTCAGTATAACAGTATAACTTGCAGGATTCCTGCAAGTTTAGAGATGTAATGCGAAGAATTTTTTCTCAAGAACTGGCCTAAACGCCAAAATTACACTTCAAAAACAGCATATCACCCATTGTGCTAAAAATCCTTGCACTTTTACAAAATATCTAAATCCATTTTAACAAACAATGGGGCAAAAACCCTGCCACATTACTCAAAATAAAACAGGCAAGCCGCAGATTAAAACGGCTTGCCTGTAGAATGACGATGCTGACGGTGATGACGATGTTTTTGATATACCCCTTTACCCTATCCCACGAACACCGTCATCATCGTCACGCTTATAGTGAAATGACGCTTGCAGTTTACTACTGCTCGAAGCAAAAATAATGA